TTCGACAGGTCGAACACCGATGCGTGCGCCGCAGCCGAGCTCGACTCCTTCTCGGGCATCTCCACGACGCGATCAGCCAGACCCGCATCGACGGCCTCATCGGCCATCAGCCACGTCTCCTCGGCCATTACGGCCAGCCAGTCCTCCACGGTCCCGCCGGCGCGCTCGGCGTAGATGGCGGCGATGTTGGCGTTATGGCGAGTCAGGCGCTCCGATGTCTTCTGCATGTCCCGCGCGTCGCCGACGCAGACCGCCCAGGCGTTGTGCAGCATCATCTGGCTGTTGCGGTTCATCACCACCTCGTCGCCCGCCATGGCGATCACCGAGGCGATGGAAGCCGCGAGGCTGTCGACGACGACGGTGATCTTCGCCTTGTGGTCGCGCAGCGCGTTGAGGATGGCGATGCCGTCGAAAACCGATCCACCGGGACTGTTGATCCGCACCGTGATGGCGTCGCGGTCGATCGCCTTGAGGTCGCGGGCGAACTGGTCGGCGGAAACACCCCAGAACGGGTCGATTTCGTCGTAGATCAGCAGCTCCGCGGGACCGTCGTCGGTCTTGGCCGCGTTGCGAATGCTGTACCACGGGTGCCGATCAGACGGCTTAGGTGACATCACCACAGCGTCGGGTCTCCCTTCGTGCTGCTGGCGCGGCTTCGCGCCGCCGCCCGCGGTCGACTGCGGGTATGGGTGCGCACCCGGACCGGTCCGGCCCGGTCGGAGTCCGTCGTCTCGGTCGGCGACTCCTGCGGCTCTTGGTCGGCGGTCTGGGCCGGCGTCGCGTCGGGGTCGGACCCCGGCAGGCCCGAGGCCGACCGGATGAACGCCTCCAGCCGCGGATCCGGAGTCAGCAGGCCAGCTGCGACAAGCAGGTTCAGCGCTGCTGCCGTTGCATCCTGCCGAGACCCGATCTCGTCGAACACCAGCAACGGCGCGGCCTCATCCACCCCGAAATTCAGGTCAATCAGGTCTTCAACGATGTGCGCCTGTGCGGTGTCGCGGATGTCATCGGCGACGGTCTGCACCGACTGCACGAACGTGTCGGCCTGAACGCTGGCCAGCGCGTAGCTGCCGCCCTTGCCGTCGAGATTCAGGAAGTGCGCCAACGCCACCAACGCCATCTGATGGTCGTGGTACTCGATCGCCCGTCGTGGGTCCATCGGCGTACCCGACGGTGACGCAATGACAAAGGTCTCACCGTTCGTCAACGCCAGGCCCGAAGACTCGCCACCGCGGTATGCCGAAGCGATCCCCTGCAGCTCGTCGATACGCTGCTGGTCATCAGACTCGCTGTCGTTCGCGGTAATGACCGGTACGCCGATGCCGTGCCTGCGTGCGGCCGCGGCCTCGATGCGCATCAGCTCGTCCTTAAGCTTCCAGTGCTTGTAGGCCGGCCGCAGCAGACTGTTGCCAGTCCACACGCCCGGGTCAGGCTCGTGCACATACACCACCAGCCGGTTGACACCGATCGCGTCACCCATCGACGTCGGCGCCATCACCAACATCCCGGGAGCGCTGAAAGTCCCTGCCGGCCACTGCTGAATCGACACCAGGCCGCCATCGCGGTCGACATTCCAATACGAGATCGACGACTGAGGCCGCGGCGCCAGCTTGCGCAGCACCGCACGAGCCTTCGGCCCGCTTCCCTCGATGCGGTACACCTGCTCAAACACCGAATGACCGAAACGCAGCGCCGTCAACGCCTGCTGCAGGTGCTTATCCCACGAAAAACGGTCCCGAGTGCGCGGCAACGGGGTATCTGCACTATCGCCCTCGATCGGCAGCCCCAGATTCGTAGCGATGAACTCGACGGCCTCATCGCTGGCGCCGTTCGGCCGGATCCGCCAGCCGGTACGCCGAATCGGCAGCCCCACAGCACGCAATACCGACGCGATCCGCGCGTCCTCACGGCACATCTTGGTGTATGTCCACACCGAGTTGGGCCACATCAGCTCCGGCACCATCTCGAACTGGTCGAGAGGCCCCGCCCAGCCCAGCATGCCCGGCTGGGCGACCACGTAGCCCTTCTCCGTGCGCGGAGCGGCGGTCTTGGTAGCCAACGTCGCTCCTTTCGTCAGAACGCTGCGGTCATTGCGTCGAATTCGGTTTCATGCGAGTGCTTCTCGCCTGGGGTCGGCACCACAGCGCCGGTACGGGCCCGCGCGGTCTTGCCCTTCGCCTTGGTCCCGTACTTGCGGAGCGCCCAGTGCGCCATCGACGCCCCAACCAACGGGATCGCCACACCGGCCTCGTCCTCAGCCCATATCGAGTCGCCGCCCGGTAGCTCCTTCAGCGACGCACTCGCCACCGCGTCGTTGAGCAGCTCCTGATCACTGTGAGACAGCAGGCCGGCCAGCGCATCGGAGTAGAACCCGTTGAACGCCAACGCCATATCACCAGTGCTCATCACCACCGGCTCGATCCCAGCGGCGATCAGCAGCGGCTCCAGCACGATCGCACCATTCTTGCGATCCAGCACCAACGCCACCGGATTCCACTCAGTCACCTTCGTAACCAAGTACTCAGCGATCTCCGTATGCGTCCCACTCCGCAACGGCCCCACTTCGACGTGGATACGAGCACCGTCAGCGGTGTTCTGCGAAGCCACGATCGACCACCGCCGCTTGTTTCGGGACTGCCGAACCGCGATGGCCCGCGATCCGGTCAGCTGAGCATCAGGATTGGCCATGTCGGTCCACACCGCCTCCGGGATCGGCGAGCCGATCTCGTCCTCGTCGGGCGGGTAGTCACCCCAGCCCAGGTAGTCCGCGTCGAAAATCGCCCGCTGCTCAACCGTCTTGGCCTTCTGCAGCTTCGAACGAATCTCACGCTCGTTGGTGGCCACCCCGTACGACGGCTGCGCCAACACCCACGACTCCGAGTCATCACGACGCGCACCGCGCGGGGCGGCGTAGAGCGCGTAATACAGATCCGGTGCCCGCTTGTGCCCCAGCCGGTGCAGACCGGCCAGCGCATGGCACTTCGGATGCACCGACGCCACCGGAGACGTCGAAATGTAGATCGTCTGCGGGTTCTTCGCCGCCGACTGCGCCCCAGTCAGGTTCGCCTCTTCGCCCGGATCGAGGTCGTAGGCCTCATCGAGGATCAACAGGTCGACCTCGGTGTACCCACGGCCGAAATCCTGCGACCGCGGCCCAAACTCGACCTCGCACGTGATCATGCTCGGGTTCCGCGGATCGCACAGCTTGATCGATCCCCGGTTCCCGGCCTTCGACGGCTTCTCGTACAGGCGCCGCTTCAACCACGGCACCCGGTTGATCACCGCGCACACGCGCTTCCACACGTCATACGCCGTCGCCCACCGCTGCGCGCAGTAGATGATCCGCCCGGACCGCAGCACGAACATGTGGAACAAGATCAGCAGCACGATCAGCAGCGTCTTACCCTGCTGCCGTGTGCATTCGATGCACACGTCGCGGTGGGTCCACAAGCTGACCGGCTCGCGGCCCTCGCGCTCGGCGTCCTCGAGCTCCTCAGCCGTCGGCGGCTGCACCGACAAGATGCCCTGCAGCGAACGCCACTGCCACGGCATCTGCCGCATCCCAATATCGGCGCCGAACCGGCCACACCGCTCGGCCTGCATGACCTCATCGCCATCATGCTTCGACTCGAACTCCGGCCACTGGCGGCCCTTCAGCCGCGGCCACGACCCCACCCACTCCGGCCAATGGGGCCGATCCGACTTGCGGTTCGGCGGACGCTTCGCAGTGGCGACACCCTTCTTCGGCGTCGCAGCCTTACGCGGCCTAGTACCGGTCGAGCGGGTCGCCGCCGTCATCGCCGCTCATCGGGATCGCAGCCCGTTGCCGATGAATCTCGGCCAGCATCCGCCGCAGCTGCTCGGACTGCATCCTCACCTCCCGCAGCGGATCGTTCACCACGACTTCGACGGTCTTGGCGCCGATCTTGACCTTCACCCAGGCATCACGATCGCCGGTGAGCAGCGCCTGCAGACGCTCCAGGTAGTCCGCGATGTGACCGGCCTGCTCGATCAGGAACCGCAGCGCGTACGGGTCGTTGTCCTTCGCCAGCTCGGCGACCAGGCGCTCGCCGGCGGTCGGTTCCGGCTTCTTGGCCGCCGCCCGTTTGCGCGGCGCCGGCTTCTTTGCTGACGTAGCCGTCGAGTTTGCTGGCTGGCGTCCTTTCACGATTTTTCGCCGTCCGAAAAAAAATCCTGACCGGGGCCCCGGGGGTCAGGGGCGGGGGGCCCCTCCGATATTTTCGGGGGGGCGGGGGGCGCAGGCCTCTGACCTGCGGTTATGCCGCGTGCCGTGGTTGGATCGGCGCTGGTCGGGGGGCTGGTGGTGGTGTTCACCATGCCATGGCCGTTCCGCGTGTTTGCTGACTGGGGTCGTGTGTTTGCTGGGCGCGGTCGTTGTACCAGTGTTTGGCTGCTTGGGTCATCTGCCAGGGCCTTTCGGCTTTGCATCGGGCGAGGACGACGTCGCGGCCGGGGTCGATGGTGACGATGTGGGCGCCGGCGGCCTGGTAGCGGGCGAGGAGCGCGGTGCCGGGCATGGAGTGGATGACGTAGACGTCGTGTTGGTGGGCCATGGTGATGGCGGTGTCGATGGCGGCCTGTCTGGCGGCCTTGACTACGGCTTGGACGTGTCTGGGGGTGCTGTGTGGGTCGTCGCCGGGGGGTGTGAGGACGTTGGCGATGGCGTCGTAGTCGATGGTGATGTCGCCGTGGCGGGCGTGTTGTCGTACCCAGGTGGTCTTGCCGGCGGCTGGTGGGCCGGTGATGAGGTAGAGCATCACCAGTCCATTACGAGGTCGTCGGTGCACTCGATGGGTGTGGTGGTGATGCCGAGTGCTGCGAGTGCGGCTTTCCATTCGGTTGGGTGGACGCCGAGGACGACGGGGCGTTGGTGGTCGCGGCTGCCGTCACCGCGCTGGCTGTTGCAGTTGCCGTGAAGGAGTCGGTCGGCTCGGGTGCCGCCGAAGGCGCGGGCCTTGCTGTGGTCGGCGGCGAGTCGCTTGCCGTCCCAGTTGCGGGCGATGTCCCTGAACATGGGTAGGCCGCACCACCAGCAGCGGGTGCCGTCGATGTGGTGGCGTAGCAGTCGTGCGGCGTCCTGCTGGTGTTGCCATCCGAGGCCGCGCTGCGTGGTGGTTTTAGTCGGCGTCCGCCGCATGGCTCATGCCGCGCTCACTTGCATGGTCCAGCCGCCGTGGTCGTCGGTGGTGATGTCGACGTGCTGGGCGCGGCCGGTGGTGGCGGTGTCGACGATGGCGGCGATGAGCGCTTTGGCCCAGGCTGGTGCTTTCACCGGGTTCTTGAGGTGTTCGGCGATCTGGGCGGGTTGGTGTTGTTTCCAGTCGCCGAGGTCTCGCATGAGGGTTTCACCGTTGAGGGTGACGATCATGCGGCCGGTCGGGTCGCCGGCGGGAATCGAGGGCTGTGGGCTGGGCGCGGCTGCCGGAGCCGGTATCGGCTTCGGGCCGCGGCGTGGCGAGGTCTTGGCGCCCGGTGTTGGTTCTGGCGTCGGAGTGTTGGCGGCCTGGCGGATCACGGCAGTGCCTTCGGTGCCGGCGTTCTCTAGCAGGCTCACGAGTGCTTCGGCGACGAGCTTGGCGGCGTTGGCGTGCGGGAGGCCGGCGTCTTCGGCGAACTGGCGGGCCATCTCACCCGGCATGGTGCCGTTGTTGAACATGGGCAGCGGTAGTGCGATGGGGCCGTCGCCGGTGCCTGGGTGGGTGAGGCCGTTGGTGAGGGCGTGTTCGATCTTCTCGATGAGTGCGGCTCGGTGGGCCGGTTTGGTCTTGGTTTTGGGCATGGTTGCTCCCGTGGGCTGTGGGTGGGAGTGCGGGTTCCGGGGGGTGTGGTCACACCTGGAAATGGCGAAACCCCCAGCGTGCTGGGGGTTTTTGGGCAGCAATGATGACTGCACCATGGAGTATATGCAGGTCAGGCCCTATTGGCCATCAGGCGGGTGTTGTTCGGCGTGTTTCAGTCGACGCGGGTGGTCCAGCCTCGTGGGTCTCGTGAGCGTTCGTCGGTCTGATGGATGTCCGTGACGTCGCCGTGGGTGAGGCATTGGAGCCGGCCGGCGTCGTCGCGGATGATCGATGTGCATTGGCAGGTCAGTGCTTTGACGATGAGCCCGAAGGAGTCGGAGGGCACCGAGTTGCCGCTGTCGTCGATGCTGGGGCTTACGTAGGTGACTGCCTTCACGGTGAAGTGCTTGCCGTCGATGATGACTCGTTGGCCGGTGAGTTTGTTGAGGTCCATGCCGCTGGGCGTCTGGTCTCGAGGGATTACGGCCATGCGGCCAGCGTTCGGGGTGTACCAGTCGGTGGCCTGAAATGCGCAGATTGCAGTCATTCTTCCTCCTGAGCGCAGCGTAGTTGGCGGGCTTGGGAGAGGCTGAACACACGCGGGTCTTTGCGCTGGACTTTGTAGGGGACGATGCGGCCGGCGTGGACCCAGCCGCGGGGGGCGAGTGCGCCGTCGTCGATCCACTTGTATAGCCGGACTCGGGACACGGGTTCGCCCATCGTTTCGAGGGCTTCGAGCAGTTGTTTCTCGGTGACGAGGTCGCGGGTGTTGATGGTGGCGGTGAGCTGTTTGCGGGGGTCGAGGGTGGTTTTGCAGCGGGGGCAGGTGATTTCGATGCTTTCGCGGGGTGCGTAGAGGTCGTTTCCGCATTGGCGTGGTTGGCCTTTGTGGTCTCGGCCGACGATGGTGGTGCAGGGTCCGTAGTAGGTGCGGTCTTGGCGGTTGATGGCGTCGACCAGCTGGCCGCCCTGTTCGCTGGTGCCGACGATGTGGTTGATGTCGCGGTAGAGGGCGCCGGCCAGGGCCAGGCGGGCGATGGCCTGGGTGTTGGCGCGTAGCCAGCGTGCGAGGTCGGGGGTTTCGACGGTGGCCAGGGCGGGGAGTTCGCGGCCGGTGTGGTGTCGGGCAACGCGGTTGACCCAAGTGGTGAGTTTCTTGCGGATGTCGCGGGCGAGTTCTACGGCGTCGAAGTCGATGACGGTGAGCTCATCAGGCCGGCGGGAACGGCCGATGGTGCCGACGCTGATGCGGTCGAGTTTTTGGATGCGGTTGTCGAGTTCTTCGAGCAGCCACGGCAACTGTTCGAGCATGTAGGTGAGGGCGTCGGTGCAGTCGTCGCAGAGGTAGTTCTGGGTGGGGCGGTTGCAGTGCTGGCACGTGATCATGGCATCACCGGCCACGCCACTGCATTGACGTTGTTGCGTTGCCACTCGGCTAGCGCGAACGGGAGCCGGTCGGGTTCGTAGCGGGCGGCGCCCATGGTGGCCAAGACGATGCCGTCGGCCTCGTTGTCCTGCTTGGGTTTGAGGTTGAGGTGGGGCCACCAGGTGTTAACGGCGTCGACTACGGCCTGCTTGGGGGCGTGACCTTTGCCGGTGGCGAATTGTGCGCGGCAGGTTGGTGTGACGCTTGCGTAGGCGCGTTTCTGGGCCACGCCGTAGTCGTGGACGAGTGTGCCCCAGAGGAAGTTTCGATCGCAGGTTGAGGGCAGGTATTGGCCGTAGGCGGGTGATTCGATGACGACGAGGTCGGGGTTGAATTGGGTGATGAATTTGCGGACGTCGAGGACGATGGCGACGACGCGTCGCGCTCTGTCGATGTCGGATGCTCCGTCGCGGCCGGGGAAGCCGATTCGGGTGTGGGCGATGATGGTTCCGTTGTCGATGATTCCGATTCCGGTTCCGGTGAGGCTGGGGTCGATACCGGCAACGATCACTGGCCGACCTCCGGGCAGTACATGTGCGCTACCTCGCCGTCGAGCTGGTTGACGATCCACTGGCCGGGACGGATCGACTGGCTGCAGCGGCTGCACGGCGGGATCGTCTTGGCGATGTCGGCGAGCATGTCGGCGACGTCGGTGTCGGGCACGGGTGACGTTTCGAGCGGCTGGAAGGTGGGGCCGAGCAGGGCGGCGCCGAGCGTGTTGAACGTGGCGATCAGTCCGGCTTGGACCGCGGCGGTCAGCCAGGCGTCGCCGAGGTCGGTGATGCGCCATGCCCAGGTGTCGGGTTGCCCGCCGCACCATTCCCAGCGGCGGCCGAAGTCGTCGACGAACGTGCGGTCTGGGATCTGCGGGGAGGTCACTGGTGGGTCTCCTTTGCGAGTGCTGCGCGGCAGGCGGCGATGCCGCGGCGGGCTGCTGGTGCGTGGTCGACGTGATCGCAGACGGTGGCGCGTTCGGGTAGGCGGTAGCCGTCGGGGTCGCAGAGCCGGCAGGCCGCCCGGGCCTGAGCGGCTAGCTCGAGTTCGGCGTCACGCTGGGCGAGTTCGCGGTCATGCTGCGCGCGGGCTTGCTCTGCGGCGACCTGGGCGGCGGTGACGGGGTCGGGGCGTTCGTCGTCGGGATCGCCATAGCGGTCAGGCATGGCTCGGCTCCCAATTGTGGTTGCGGCACCGGTAGGCGGGCTCTGCGGGTGTGCCGTCGTCGTCGAGTGCCCAGCCGTGGATGTCGCAGTCGGGGCAGGCGTCGAGTTCGGCGAGGAACGCTTGCCGGCGGGCCTCGGCGGCGTTGCGGCGGGCGGTGTCCCATTCCTCGGCGGCCTGCCGCGCGGTAGCGCAGGCACGGCACGCCGGGGGGTTCGGGTGGTTGGTGTGTTTCGGGCAGCGATCAGGGGGGCGGGGGGTGTACGTTTCCGGCTCGTCGCCCTGGTGACCTTCCGTACTTACGTAACCCTCTAAAGGTGCTGGTGTAGAGGTGCTGGTGTAGGTGCTGGGGATCGGGACCGAAACGGCATACCCAATCGATTCACTGTTCTGGACCGCTTGCGCATTACTGATCTGGACCGGATCGGGATTACTGATCTGATTAGTGATCTGGACCGGTTGACCATTGGTTATCGGCACCGGAATCTGATCGGTATACGGCACCTCCGCCGACCCGTCCTTGCCCATGATCTTCGACAACGCCGGGCCGACGTCCTTGTGGCTCCAGGAAGAGTATTCGGGGTGCTCGTCGCGAACCCGGCGGATCTCGTCGACCACCGCGGCGCGCAGCTGCTTGGAGGCGATGCCGCTGTAGGCCTTGATGACGGCGGCGGCCATCTTCGGGTTGCGGAGCAGTTCGTCACGGCGGACATACGACCGTGCCAGCACCTCCTCGGTATTGAGGTCGAACAGGCAGTAGCGGCCGACCTCGAGGTGGTGTGCGGCGGTGAGGATGCGCGGCAGGGGCAGGTCTGGTGCCTTGGTGGTGAGCTTCTTTGGGAGCCATCGCGCGACGCCGCAGTAGCTGAGGTCGTCGAGGGTGAGGACGACGCGGGTGTAGAAGCCTTGGGCGTCGAAGGGCAGGGCTTCGAAATCGTCGTCGCTGTTGATGTCGAGCCAGAGTCGGGCGTGTTCGCGTGCCACGGTGTGGGCCTCCTAGGTGTTGCAGTCGGCGCACCCGTGGCCATCGCACACGGGGCAGGTGTCGGGTTGGTAGGTGGTGCAGCCGCAGTGGCAGGTGCCGCCGTGGAAGTGACCGCACAGGCACAGGATCGGGTGGAGCATCAGAGCTGCACCTCCTGGCCGATTCCAGGTAGGTGCTGCGGTGGAGCGACGTAGCCTGTCGGGTCATGGTGCTGATTGCGGCGGCTGGGCAGGCCGAAGATCTGTCGAATGCGGGGTTTTGGGGTGCTGTGGGTTTGGCGGCAGCGATTGCGACGGCATTGGCTACCGCGGCCTCTACTGCGACGGCGATCTGGTGGCGGTATCAGGATCGAACCGAAGCTGAGTGGTCGGTGCGGCTGGTCGGTCGCGGAGGTACCGACAATATGGGCTCCAAAGTTGCTTCGCCGCAGGTCCAGGTTGTGATCCAAAACATCGGTGACGGTGTCGCACATCAGGTCTGCGTGTCCGGAACCCTGCTGGCTGAAGAACCGTGGGTTGCCGAAGAGCACACGTCGCCAAACGGGCATCGCCGTGAAGTGCACCAGCCGGTGCCTGCTCTGCGCACGGGCGATCCGATTTACGTCGTTGTGAAGGCAGAGAGTTTCGAGGCGTGGGATCGGGCAAGTGTGGAAGTCACGTGGTGGCCGCCGCCGACCCGCAAGAAGAAGGATTGGTGGATTCGATCCCGCCAGCGGAGCAAACGCTTCCTGTTGCAGGACATCACAGGCCCGCCGTCTGACCTTCCCGAGGTCAAAGAGGGTTACGACGTCTTCTGAGACTGCTCCTTTCACGGGACCACCCCCAGTGATGCCGCCACGACACCAACCAGGTCGCGCGCAGCTGGCGTCCATCCCTCGATGCGTCCGTGACACCGCTGGTCGGCCGCATGTAGAACCTCAGCCGCTTCCCGCATCCGATCCGGGAGAGTCCGGTTACCAAGGTAAACGGCGATCGCAGCCCGCGCCTTGTCTCTTATCGGGATCTGATCCACCCGCGCGATCTGATCCCAGTCGGCATATGGGCTTGCGTCCTGCGCTGCCTTGGCCGCCGCCTCGACCAGCTTCTCGTTGAGGATCACGCGACCCCCTCGACCCGGATCTCCACGCCGGCGGTCTCGCCGATCTCGGCGATTCGCTTGTGCGCGTAGATCGTCACGACCTGGGAATCGTCCGAGATGATCACGTCGGTGATCGCGTCGAGACAAGCTCGGACCAACTTGTCAAGATCCGGGCGCTTCACCGCCGCCGGCGTACGGGACTTCGGCGCCGACTTCGGCCGCGGCAGAATGAAATACAGGATCACGCTCACCGCACCGTCCGCCACCGACCGCCCCGCCATCGCGTTGTGCGCGGCCAGCGCGACCCGTTCACGCCACGGCCCGACCTCCTTCGAGGACTCCACCAGAATCCCGCGCCCCACATGACGCTTGCTGCCTTGTGGAGCCGGTTTCCCCGGAACGAAAAAGGCGACCCCGTCGATCGGTTCGACGAGCAGTTGGTCGGTGCTCATGCGTCCAGCACCTTCACTGGCAGCAGCGGCTCAATGCTCGGCCGCTCCTCCGGTGGAACCACCTTCACCGGGACCGCGGCACCGAGCCAGTCGTCACCGATCTGCGCCAGGTGAATTGACCGATCCGACGCACGGAACAGCCGCAACTGTTCGGAGTGCTTGGACGTGCAGCGTCGCTTCACGATCCGCAGCAGCGGCGCCAAAGCGTTGACAGACCAAGCCGTCTGCGCCGAGTCAACATGCTGCGGATCGGCCAGCTCCGGTGCTTCGGTGAAGATGTTCCACACCTGCTCCTCACGGATCACGCTCGCGTGCTTCGCGTGGAACTCGAACACCGTGTCGGAGTCGAACAGTGCCGGGGTCTCCCGGACGGTCACCGTCCAACCCGGGTGCTCTCCTTCGACCGGATTCTCCGGCGGCGGTGCGGTTTCGGCGAGAATGTCGACCGTCGCAATGTCACTCTTGTTGTTCAGCGCCTTGCAGATCCCCACGACGATCACGGCCGCGTCCACCGGCCACACCGTCGATGGCCCGTCACCGATGCACTCAGCCCAGGTGTGACCCATCACGAACCCAGTCGACGAGAACCCGGCCAGGACATCACGCTGGCCCGGCTCATCACCGATCTCCGCGCGATGCGAGTCCAGCCGGATTCCGGCGCCGGCGGTGTCGAGCAGATCTGTCAGCAGGCGGGCGAGACTGGCCGCCCCAATCGTGATCGTCACTTCGCACCCTCCCCGTTGAACACGGCGATGATCTCGGCGGCCTGCGCCTCGGTCAGGTCCTTCTCAGCGGCGACGTTGATGCCCAACGCCTCCCGCAGGTAGCCGAACCAGTCGTCGTCGGCGTCGTACTTCTCGGCCTGCCGGATCTGCTTGAGCTGCGCGAGCTGCTGGCGGCTGGCCCACATCACCTCGGCGGGCGGCTCGTCCTGCGGCGCGCCTACCTGCGACGTGTCCACTTTTTCGCCCTCATCCGAGACCGACGGCTCCTCGTCGGCCGGCGTCGAAACCACCTCACCGTCGACGTAAGCCGGCGCCCGATCAATCGCCTCCGGCGTGAGGTCCAGGCGCACGCCGTCGTCCTGCGCGATCGCCTGCTGCTGTTCGGTCGACTTCGGCAGCAGCTTCATCAGCTTGCGGACCATCGTCTTGTGGGCCATCGCCTCGAAGTGATCCACCCACGGCCCGAACACCTGCCCCTGCTTGTTCCGGGCCGTGGCGTGACGGTCCCGGTAGTCCTCCATGTCGGCGACCGTCATCGGGTCAGTCATGGAGTAGCCGCCGTCGACGGTGCGGCCCACCGCGTAAAACAGGCGCGGCTTGCCGCGGGGCCCGTCGATGCACGGACGGTGCACCCACTTGTCCTCGGCCGCCCCGTATTCGACCTCGAAGTAGTCGTTCTCGTACACGGTGCGGGCGTGGATGCTGGCGATGCGGCCGGAGCGGTGCGCCAGCTCGACGTAGCCCTGGTAGCCGATGACCAGCTGGGCGCGCATACCGCCCTTGCCCCGGCCGTCGGAACGCTCCATCTTGGAGTCCCAGAACGGCAGCAGGTACGCCTGCCCGAGCGCACCGACACCCGGTCGAAGTCCGAGCTGGGCGCACGTCATCAACGAACCCAGCAGCGACTTCGGCTCACACTCGGCGAGTTTCGGATTCATCTGCAGACAGGTCAGGGCATCGCGGACCAACTGTTTGGCCTCCACCCCGCGCGGCATCGCGAGCTGGAATGACTGCTCCATTTTCTGGATCTTGACCTGCAGCGAGTCCCCCTGACCCTGCTGCTGGTTCTCGACGGACTGCTGGGCGCGTCGCGCCAAATCCCGTGCCATGAGCGTTATTTCCCCTTCGGTATGTAGATGGACGTTGCCTGGTAACGGCGGTACAACTCGGGCTGCTCGACCTTGAGGCTCTCCTTGTCGACGACCTCGACCTTCTTCAACCACAAGTCGGCGTCGGGCTCCTCAGCTCGAAACGCCTTCTCCCGGAAAACACCCCGCTTGATCGCGACCAACCTGGTGCCGGCCGCGTCGGTGAGGGCATCGACGCCCTGCAGCATGTCGGCGAGCACGTTGACCGCTTCAGCCTTCGCCAGCTCCGCGGCCTTCACCGCGGCGTGAGCGGCCTGGTACGCCGCCACCGCCTCCATGACGGCGGCCGGGTCCTCAGCAATCAGCTCGACACCGTGCTGGCGCGGCCAGCGCGCCGCGATCGCCTCCGCCGTCGCATCCGAACCGTCGATCGGCGGCGCCACATCCGGGACGATGTAGGTCTCCCACAAGTGCTGTTCGGCGGCGTTGATGGTGTCGATCAGGGCGTCGTCGCGTGGGATGTACTCCCACCGCAACCGGTTACCGCCCACCAGGCCGGCGACATAAGCACCGTCGGCGCCGGTGACCGCCATCCCGTGCTGCACCTGCAGCTCGGCATGGTCGGGCACCTCGCCGTCCTGCCAATCGGACGCCAGCCACGCCGAGGCGTTCTTGATCTCCACCAGCGCGTTGAGCGAGGCGATGATGCCGTCGGGGTTGTACAGCTGCCACGGCCGGGTCAGCGACCGCAGCGTCTTGCATTCGGCGATCTCGACGTCGAGGCGGCGGGCGAGCTCGGCGCGGATGACGGGCTCGAGCAGGGTGCCCCACATCATCGCCTCGGTCTCGTCTTCCGGCTGGCTGTGGCCGCGTTTGTCGGCCCACACCGAGAACGGGCTGCCGTACTTGCCGAGGCCGAGCACCGCGGAGCAGTCCGACGACCCGATGCCGGTGCGCCGCAACTCCAGCCACTCCTCGCGGGTGGTGTAGTCGCCTGCCAGTTCGGCGTGCTGCGCCCAGAACGGCGCCGGGCCGGTCACAGTTCGCCCGCCGACACGGTTGCGCCGCAGTCGGGGCAGGTTCCGCCGCCGTGCCCGTCGGGCCGCCAATTATGCTGGCGGCATTCGCCCAATGTGCCGGCGCGCCGGGCATTCTCGCGGGCAAACAGTTCCTCGCCCGCTTCCCACCAGTAGGCGCTCTCACTCACGGTGCCTCCAGGATGTTGGTCTTGTTGATCACGCGCCGCAGGTAGTTCCACGCGATCCGCAGGTGCTGAAAGTCGGGATCCCACGGGTCCAGCTCGTCCATCAGCTCCGCAGTCAGCTTCTGCGATTCGGCCGTCAGGGAACGGATCTCGGCGATACGGCTATCAGCGATCACGACGCGTGCCTTCCCGGCCACGGCCGCCGCCCCAACCGCACCAGCTCGACCTGATTCGCGCTCACCGCGGCGAGGCGTTCGTTCAATCGCGCATCGCCCTCGTTCGGATCGACCAGGGCGGCCAATGCGATGAGCACTTGTGCGCACCGTGATGGGTAGCGGTGGGCGAAGTTGACTGCGTCGTCGAACACTTCGCGCGGATCTTCGTCTCGGATGCGGTCGGCGATGGCGAGTGCGAGGTCACCGACTCGGCCGGGATCGCTGTAGCGGCTCCAGTCCACGGTCGTCATGCGTTCGCCTCGCGTTGGCGGGTGTTGTGTGCGTGTTCGGCGGCGAGACGGCGGGGGGGGGGGCGCCGCCGCCCCGGC